CTATTCAGAAGAAACCCGCAAGAAGGGCAAAAAGGGAACTGTCAAAGAGGACTTCACCCGGCAAACCGTTTTCATGGACGATATAGACAACAAAACGCCTGACGCGGAGATTGAAACCCCGGCGCACGTTGCAGAGGTTTTAGCCGCCCATAATCTGAAAGCGGCGTTCATGTACCCGACTTTCAACAGCACGCCCGAAAAGCCCCGGTTCCGTTTCGCCGTGGTGTCCGATGAAGAATTCACCGACAAGGACGAACGCGACCGGGTACAGGCGGCGCTAATCGCCCTGTTCCCGCAATCTGACGCGGGCTGTACGAACGCGGACAGAATGTTTTTCGGAACCAATCAAGGCTTGATTGACGGCTACACGGACTTTGAAGCGGTATGCAGGAAAGCAGACCTGTTAGCCCTTGCGGACACGCTGAACATCCCTGCCCAGCCGGACGCGATAGCAATAGCGGCGACGGCAGCGCCAAAAGCGGGCAAGCCCGCAAAGGCAACGGCGGCGAAAGCTGACGGGGCAAAGTTTGGGCAGACCATCCCAACGGGGCAGCGGCACGCAACCCTTGTGAAGTTCGCTTCAACCGTCCTGACCAAATACGGCGTTACCGAACAGGCGCATGAAGCCTTTATGCAGCGCGTGGCGCAATGCGAGGAACCGAAACCCGAAAGCGAGATTGAAAAAATCTGGCGTGACGCTTGCGCCTACTATGAGCGCAGCATAGCCACAAACCCGGACTATCTGACCCCGGCGGAATATGCGGCGCGTGAATTCATGGACGATATAGAACCGTCCGACTATACCGACGTGGGACAGGCAAAAGTGTTCATTGCCCAATACGGGGACAGACTGCGCTATAGCGGCGCTACCAAATGGCTTGTATTCGACGGCATGAAATGGAATGAAAGCGAATTGCAGGCGCAGGCTATGGCACAGGAATTGACGGAACGGCAGCTTGCGGACGCACGCGCACGCTTGAAGAAAGCCCGCGCAGAGTATGACGCGGCTGTTGAAGCGGACGACACCGACAAGGCAAGAGAAGCCAAAGCGGACGTTGAGGACGCAAAGCGTTACCGTTCGTTCGTGCTGGCGGAGCGCAAAACAAGCCGCATTGCGGCCTGCCTGACAGAAGCGCGTCCCGCCGTTGAAATCGCCGTGTCGGAATTGGATAAAGACGGGCTGTTGCTGAATACACCCGGCGGCGCGGTAGACCTGCGCACGGGGACGATTCGCCCGCATGACGCGCTTGATTACTGCACGCAGATCACAGCTGTTACCCCGTCCCGTGAAGGTATGGACGAATGGCTTGCGTTCCTTGACCGTCTGACGTGCGGGGACAGGGCATTGCAGGACTATTTGCAGGAATTGTCCGGCGCGGAAGCCGTGGGCGGCGTGTACAAGGAACAGGCGGAAATAGCCCACGGGCGGGGCGGCAACGGCAAAAGCACTTTCTTCAACGTGAAAGCGCGGGTAATGGGCAGCTACTATTGCGGCATATCGTCCGAAATCCTGACGACGAATTGCAGAAAGAACAAATCGCCGGAACTGGCGGAATTGCGCGGCAAGCGTCTTGTTATCGCGGCAGAGCTTGAAGAAGGCACGCGCCTTGATACCGCCGTGCTGAAAAAGCTGTGCAGCACAGACCCAATCACAGCCGAAAAGAAATTCAAGGACACGTTCACGTTTATACCGACGCATACCCTGATTCTGTACACAAACCACTTGCCCAAAGTGGGAACCAATGACGCGGGCACGTGGGACAGGCTTGTGGTGATACCCTTCAAGGCGCGGTTCCGGGGTATGCAGGGGGAAATCATGAACTATGCGGAATACCTGGCGGAGCATTGCGGCGGCGCTGTGCTGACGTGGATTATTGAAGGGGCGCGGCGGTTCATAGCTGACAGGTTCCATATTGAACAGCCTGCTTGCGTCAAGGCGGCAATAGCGGAATACCGCGATGATAACGACTGGCTGAACGCGTTCCTTGAAGAATGTTGCGACGTGTCCCCGGAATTGCAGGAACGGGCAGGCGACCTTTACGACGCATACAGGACGCATTGCGCCAACAAACACGAATGGGCGCGGGGCGCTGGCGACTTCAAAGCGGGCTTGACCGGGGCGGGCTACAACTGGCGTAAAACCATGAACGGCGCGTTCTATTACGGGTTGAAACTCAAATCAGAGTTTGAACCCATCGTCCCGCTATAAGCGTGCGCGGGCGGGGATATGACACCCAATGACACCCATTACAACCTTTTTGGAATTTCAAAAATGGGTTCCTTCAAGGGCATTTATGAAAAACCCGTCATAGCCTGTCATATCCCCCCCCGCAAGCAAGAAAAAAACGCAAGCCCAGATGACCGGCGGCGGAGTTCTCTTTTCCCCCAAAGGGCAAAAACGATTTTGAGAAAGGAGCGGAACCAATGAGCATTATAGCAAGGCTGTTCGGCAGGCAGCAAAAACCGCAGGCGTTCATAGAGATCAACAGCGCGTTCAACAGCTTTTCCGGCACGGGCTACAATTCAGCGGCGTTCCGGGCGGCTGTTGACGCAATCGGCAGGCACACGGCAAAGCTACAGGCGCACAGCGCGGACACCCAGCTTGAAACCCTGCTGACGCAAGCCCCGAACGCCTATATGTCCGGCTATGACCTGCTGTATAAGACGGCAGCGGCCTACTTCACCCACAACAACGCGTTCATGCTGTTGCAGCGCGACGGTTCAGACGTTGGGCTGAATTCAGCCCGTGGTATCACGGCAATCTATCCCATAACCCCCGCAAGCGTGGAATTCAGACCCGGCAGCGACGGCGCGTTATACCTTGAATGCAACTTCCCTGACGGGCGGCAGGTGACATTTCCCTATAGTGACATTATCCACTTGCGGCGGCATTTCCTGACCAATGACCTGTTGGGGGACAGCAACGCGCCGTTGTATTCGCTGCTGGACACGGCGGACACGCTGAATCAGGGCATTTCCGCAAGCGTGAAAAACGGAACGTCCATTCGCGGCGTGTTGAAGTTTACAAGCCTTGTTAATCCGGCGCAGGTGAAAGCGGAAAAGGAACAGTTCGTTTCCGACTACTTCAACCCCGCCAACAACGGCGGCATTGCGGCGACTGACCAAAGGTTCGATTTTGTGCCCGTGGGCGTGACCCCCTACAACGTGCCCAAAGAACAGGTTGAAGCCGTCAACAGGCAGATATACGACTATTTGGGCGTGGGCGCGTCCATCATAAACGGAACCTATACGGAAAACGAATTCAGCGCGTTCTATGAAAGCATTGTGGAGCCGTTCGCATTGCAGCTTTCACAGGAATTCCGGCTAAAGAGTGGCGCGGAAATCACGTTCACGGCAGAACGTATGGAGTTTTCAAGCGCGGACACGAAAATCAAACTGCTGCATGAAGCCGCGCCGTTAGGGCTTATCACCGTGAATGAAGCCCGTAAACTGCTGGCATTATCGCCTGTTGCTGACGGGGACAGGCGTTTGCAATCTCTGAACTATGTTTCCGCTGACAAGGCGGACGCATACCAACTTGAAGAAAGCGAGGTATCACCAAATGGAAAGACGGAGCCTTGAAGTCCGGGCGACTGACGACCGCACGTTAGAGGGTATCGCGGTAGTATTCAATCAGCCCGCCCAAATCGGCGCTATGACGGAGATCATACACCCTGACTCATTGCGGGGCGTTGACCTTGACGGAATTGTGCTGATAACCAATCACGACGGCAGCGGAATTCCGCTTGCGAGAAGCCCGAAAACCCTTGCCCTGACCGTCACAGACAAAGGGCTTGAAATGCGGGCAAGCCTGCCTGACACGGAGCAGGCGCGGGCGGTATATGAAGCCGTCAAGCGGGGCGACCTGTCCGAAATGTCCTTTGCCTTTGACATAGGGGCGGCGGACTATGACGAACAGACACAGACCCGCACAATTACCCAAATCAGCAAAGTTTATGAAATCAGTATCGTAAACTATGCGGCGTACAAACAGACCCATGTAACAGCGCGAGAAGCGCAGAAAGGCAAGGTGAACGATATGTTCAACCCCATCACGGCGACCCTTGAAGCCAACCATAACCCCATGACCGACACGCACGCAGCCCCGGAATACCGCACGGCGTTCTATAAAACGCTTATGGGGCGCGAACTGACCGACGCGGAAAGCCGCGCCTATACGGCGGCGCAGGCGGAAAAGCGGGCGGACGCTTTCAACACCCTGTCCAATTCCGCCGCCGTTGTGCCTACTGACACTTTGAATGAAGTGGTGAAGCAGGCGCGGGGCGTGAACGGGCTGTTCAATGAAATTCGCCTGTTCTCTGTCCCGAACAACCTGTCTGTTCCCGTGGGAACCCCCGGCGACGCGGCAAGCTGGCACACGGAAGGCGCAGCCGTTGAGCGCAAGAACGTAACGACCGCCGCCGTGACCTTTACCGGGCGCGAACTTATCAAAGTGCTGTCCATGTCCGCCGCCGTCAAGCGCATGGATATTTCCGCCTTTGAGCGCTATATCACGGACGAACTGAAAGCGGCTATCGCGGACGCTATCGGCGCGGCTATCGTGTCCGGCACAGGCAACGGACAGCCGACGGGTATTCTGTCCGGCATTACGTGGAACAACAAGAACCGCATTCAGACCGCCGCCCTGACCGCTGACAATATGCTTGCGGCTATCGCCCTGTTGCCCGCCGGATATGCTGGCGGCGCAAAGTGGGCGATGTCCACGGCAACCCTGTTCGGCACGGTTTACCCCTTGAAGGACGGCGACGAACGCTATTTCTTCACCGACCCGGAGCGCGGCGGCGTGCGCCGTCTGTTCGGTTTTGAAATCGTGCTTGACGACAATATCCCCGCCGGAACCATCCTGTTCGGCAATTTCCGCTATTACGGCGTGAACGTCCCGCAGGGTGTCGCCGTGGAAGTGTCCCGCGAAAGCGGCTTTACAAGCGGCCTGATTGACTATAGGGCGCTGTGTATCGCGGACGGCAAGCCCATTGTTCCGGGCGCGTTCGTCAAGGTGGAAGTGCAGGCGGCGGGTTAATCCCCGCCCCTGACGGAAAGGCAGGCGGATAGTATGTTCACGATTGAAGAAGCCCGCGAGATTCTGCGCCTTGACGGCGCGGACAATGACGCAATCATTTACCCCCTGATTGACGCTATTCCGCCCTACCTTGAAGCGACAACAGGCTATAGCCCCGCTGACGGCGACTATTCGCCGCTGGCGATCACAGCGGGGCAATTCCTGTTGCAGCTATGGTATTTCGGCGAGAACAGCGACACGGACAAATTACAGCGCGTAATAGACTGCCTGTTAAAGGCGCTGGCGGCGGGGCGTGGCAAGGTATGACGCAAGCGGAATTCTACCATTCGACGGCGTGGAAACGGCTATCACGGACGTTCCTGCTATCAAAGAACTACATTTGCGAACGTTGCGGCAAGTCCGCTGAAATCGCCCATCACAGGCGCTATCTGAACGCTGAAAACGTGCTGAACCCGGATATATCCCTTAACCCTGATAACCTTGAAGCCCTATGCCTTGACTGCCATAACACAGAGCATTTCGGACAGGGCGGCGCAACGGCGGCGGGGCTGGCCTTTGACCAACACGGCGACCTGATACAGAAAGGACGGTAACACCCATGAAGAAACCCAATATCGTTTACAGAACCGAACGCAGCAAGGCGATTGAATGCCTTGAATTCATCGTGGACAACTACAGGGATGAAGCGACACGCGAACGCAAGCCCTATACCTACTATGACAAGCAGGACGCGGCTATTGCGCAGACCTATATCAAGGCGCAGCTTGCCCTTTTGAAGCTTATGAAGGAAGAAAGCGAGGAAAACGACGATGAACGAAAGCTATGAACAGGAATTGCAGACGGAAATCAATTTCCTGCTGCATGAAGTGGGCTATTTGCAGGAAGAAATCAGT